TGTTATAAAGTATATTTGTAGGCATAAAAATAAAAATGGAAAAGATGATTTAGAAAAAGCTAAACATTATATTGATATGATAATAGAAAGAGACTATGAGTAATGAATATCCATATCTGAAAAAGTTTACATTACCCGCACAAATTTTTGATGAACTTAAATTAAGAATATCTCAAGTAGATCGGACAAATAAACAATTGAAGTGGAATATGCATCTAGCTGGTAACATAAGAGATGAATATGTTTTAGACCCTAATTTTCCAGAGTTGTATAAATTTTTAGATAATTTTATATTTGAAAAACAAGATTTGCGTGATTATGTGCAAAGACAAAAAATAAAAGCAGTACAAAGACAAACTCCTGTCGCTTTATATTTAGCTAACTTGTGGGTTAACTTTATGAAAAAACACGAATTTAACCCAGTGCATAAACATTTTGGTGTATTTTCATTTGTAATATTTGTGCAAGTTCCTTTTATTTTTGAAGATCAGGCAAAGATTAGTCCAGGTGCAGAATCTAATTCCATCTCTGCAGGTGCTTTAGATTTTATTCATATGGGTCAAGATAATGACATACGTTCAGCAACAAAACTTGTTGATAAAACTTATGAGGGATCAGGTTATATTTTCCCTGCAAATTTGTGTCACACAGTATATCCTTATTATGAAATAGATGAAGAGAGAATTACTGTTTCAGGTAATTTATTTTTTGTTGGTAAAACAGAATTTATGCTACCAGAACCAACTACTGATCCTAATCAGCCTATTCTTACATCTACAGGTGAAATAAAAACAAGTGACTAGTTTACAATTAACATTTAATTTTAAAAAACATATTTGGTCAGCACCAAGTGAGTATAAAGATTTATCTTATGCCGAAGAGATAGCTATTGATCTAGAAACTAAAGACGATGGCATTAATGAAGGTTTAGGGGCAGGATGGGCAACAAACAAAGGAGAGATAATTGGTTTCGCTGTAGCTACTGAGGGTTGGGAGGGTTATTATCCTTTTGCTCATTTTGGTGGTGGTAATCTAATAAAAGAGCAGGTATTAAAGTATATCAAAGATGTATGTGCTTTGCCTTGTCGTAAAATTTTTCATAATGCTCAATATGATGTCGGCTGGTTAAAAGCCTATGGAATAGATGTAAAAGGTGAGATCGTTGACACAATGATAGCAGGTGCATTAATTGATGAGAATAGGTATACATATAAATTGAATGCTCTGGCTCGTGATTATATTGGTGAACTCAAAGCCGAAACTGATTTAAATGAAGCCGCTAAAGCTCACGGAGTTGACCCTAAAAAAGAAATGTGGAAGTTACCTGCTGAACACGTTGGATTTTATGCAGAGCAAGATGCAAGACTCACTTACCTTCTTTGGCAAAGATTTAAACACGAAATACATCAGCAAAATTTAGAAACAATATGGGAGTTAGAAAAAAAACTTTTACCAATACTTATAGAAATGCGAATGAAAGGCATAAGAGTTGACATAGAAAAAGCAGAAATTCTAAAAAAAAATTTCTTACAAAAAGAAAAACAAATTTTGTTAAACATAAAAAAGTTGGTCGGTAAAGACATAGATATATGGGCGGCTAGGCAAATAGCTTTTGCTTTTGATAAACTAGGAATTGAATATCCGAAAACTGCAAAAAGTAATGAGCCAAGTTTTACACAAAACTGGTTAGTAAACTCAAATGAAAAAATTTCACAACTTATAGTAAAGGCTAGAGAGGTCAATAAATTTCATAATACTTTTCTTAATTCAATAATGCGATTTGAACACAAAGGTAGAGTTCACGGAGAGATAAATCAATTACGATCCGATAACGGAGGTACAGTAAGTGGTAGGCTTAGTATGTCTAGTCCTAACTTACAACAACTGCCTGCTAGAAATAAAGAATTTGGACCATTAATAAGAGGTTTGTTTCTGCCTGAAGAGGGTGAAAAATGGGGTAGCTTTGATTACTCGCAACAAGAACCACGGCTCGTGGTTCACTATGCCTCAAGTATCGGTGAGGGTTATGAAGGTTCTCAAGAATTAGTTGAAGCTTATGCAAAAGCCGATGCCGACTTTCATCAAACAGTTGCTGATTTAGTTGGTATAGATCGTAAGCAAGCAAAAACAATCGGTTTAGGATTAATGTATGGTATGGGAAAAAATAAATTAGCTAATATGCTTGGTTTAGCTTTTGAAGAAGCAAGTGAACTAATTTCTAAATTTAACAGAAAAGCTCCATTTGTGAAATTGTTATCTGATCGTTGTATGAATAAAGCTAACAATGAGGGGACAATTAGAACTAAGCTTGGTAGAAAATGTAGATTTGATATGTGGGAAACTAAAGATTTTGGCATTCACACTCCTGAAACTTTTGAGAATGCTTCAGCTAAATATGGTGCATCTAATATAAAAAGAGCATTTACATACAAAGCATTGAACAGATTAATTCAAGGTAGTGCCGCAGATCAAACTAAGAAAGCAATTCTTGATTGTTATGACAATGGGTTTTTACCATTAATACAAATACACGATGAATTATGTTTCTCAGTTAGTGATGATAAAGATGTTGATAAAATAAAAAGTGTGATGGAGAGTGCCGTAGAACTGAAAGTTCCCAATAAAGTAGATATAGCCTTGGGAAAAGATTTCGGTGAGGCTATTTAATATCTTCTTTAGCTTTTTTTATGTCATACAAGATTAAAGCTTTTTTCAAAGTTTCAATTTTATCCTCAAGACTTTTCATCTCAGTAGTATAGATACCATTCTGAGCATATTGAGCATTCCATTGATTTTCCAATGACATTTTTTCAGCTAATAGTGGATTAGTTGTTAACAATTCTTCCATACTATTTACATCCTTTCTAAGCTAATTATAAAAAAATACATAAAAGATGTCAATTCTCTTGCAATATCACATTTAGTCATATATATTTTAAACTAATACTAATTTTTTATATAAGGAAAATTTATGGATACAAGTAAATGGCATACAGTTGCCATCCGAAAAGAATGTTATTACAAACTGCGAGGTTTGTGTGATGTCAAATATAGAAGACCTAATAATATGATCAGTAAGCTCATTGATGAATATATTAAATTTCAAGCTGATAAAGATGGGTCAAGCTATGATGGTCTTTCACAAAAATTATTAGAGAAAGGTAAAGAGTCCTATGTTAAAGAAGGATAATACTGCTCAACAAAATAATTTAAGATGGTCACCTTTCTTAGTTTTTATTGACAATAAAAATTATTCTCCAGGCTTTAGAGATGATTCAAAGCCTTTTGAGGATTATGAAAAAGGTGTACACATTTCAATGCCAACAACTCTACCTGTGGTTGAAGGATCAAAATTTGAATTTAATGGTCGTAAGATGAAAGCACTTACAGTAAGAAAGTGTGAAGATTTTGAAGATCATTTTTATGTTTTTTGTAGACAAGATAATGATTGATCCGAGATTAGCAAGTTGCGAACAAGAAATGAACGATTCTCGTCATCAAGCTCGAATGTGTAGAGTAAAAGGCGATTACAGTAAAGCTCTGTGGTATGATAAAGAAGCCGATTATTATGAAGAAATGATTCTTAATGGTAATTTACACGAACCACGATTTTAAGGAGTATTTATGAAATGGATTGTTATATTTTTTTTATCCAATGGCTTGGAGCATATTTATGGTGAAGTTGATCATTGTGACATAACACAAATCTGGGAGCAGGTTGATATCTATGAAGAACAAAATGGTAATGATGTCACAGGTTGGGGTTGTTACGATAAAGAAACTTTTTTAATTAGAGAAAAAGCAAAAGAAAGGCTTGGCATAGATGTTTGATTTTTTTATCATCACACTTTGGTTTGAGTTAAACAACAAACTATATATGAAACATTATCCATACCATTGGGTTACTGATTGTGGTAAAGCTGTTTTTGAGTTGGTAGAACATTACGAAGAAAAATATCCATTGAGACAATTCAGAGCGGCAAAATGTAACAAGCCCTCTGTATGGTTTCAAAAATATAAACTAAATAAATGGGATCAAATAAAAGATAAGGAGTAAAAATGGAAACACTAATAGTAGGTTTAATGATTAATTTATATACCTGGAGCAATGCTGATTTTTTTGTACAGAAAAAAAACAATGAACGTCAATATACTTGTGTCTGGGTTGACAAGGGTTGGTCAAAGGCAGACCCTAAGAATCCTGCATTAACTTTACCTGGTGGGTATACGAAATACAAACAAAAATGTGTAACGAAAGAAAAAGAATGAAAATGTCGCCTAAAAAAAAAGAGTTACTTTACCAATGGATGTGGCTACATATAAAACGGAAAAAGTATTCTCAAAAAGATTTTGAAAACAATTGTAAAAAAATTGATAAGGAACTTATGAAATAATGAAACTGCTTGACCTTTTTTCTGGTATTGGTGGCTTTTCTTTAGCGGCAGAATATAATAATATTGAAACAATAGGGTTTGTGGAGAAAGATAAATTTTGTCACAAAGTGTTACAAAAAAATTTTCCAGGCATTCCGATAATAGGAGATATTAGAGATGTTAAAAGAGATACATTTGAAGCAGTTGACATTATTTCAGGAGGATTCCCCTGTCAGCCTTTCTCCGTTGCAGGCAAGCAAAAAGGAAGAGATGACGATAGATATCTCTGGGATGAAACTATTAGAGTCGTTGCCGAATTCAAACCGAGGTGGTTTATTGGAGAAAATGTTGACGGACTTGTTAACATCCAAAACGGCTTGGTGCTCAGACAGGTGCAAGATGACCTGGAAGCCGAGGGTTTCCAAGTCCAATGTCTTGTTATTCCAGCTTCAGGCATCGGTGGTTGGCATCAAAGAAAAAGAGTCTGGATTATCGGACACAATGTATCCAACTCCATCGGCACAAGAGGCAGGAGAGAAAATAGTGGAAACATTAACAAACAAGGATGGATTACCACTGAAGCCAAACGAGAGAGCTTACAATCCAAAGACAGGCAAACACCTTCAGATGACATTAAACAGAGCGATAAAGTTGTATCCGACACCGAGAGCCTCATCTGCAATGACCGAAAACTTAAAAACAGTAAAAAAGAGAGTGGACAACAGAGGAAAATTAGGAGCAAAACTGGAGGAAACAGTAGCGACATTAATGTATCCGACACCCAACACCAACGATGGAATGACAAGTCCAACAGAGGACATAGAGAATTGGGAGAAGAGAGCAGAGGAAAAGAAAAAAAAGGGGATCAATCTGCATTATGCTCTTCGGCACGCAGTTCAGAGGGAGGAAAAAATAAATACTGGCGTTGGGTTATATCCAACTCCTACAACTCAAGATTCAAACAAAGCAACGAAAAGATGGCGAGAGAATCGTCAGAACAATTTGACAGCCGCAGTATTCAACCCAGACAAGATCAAAAAAATATACAATACTCCCACGACCAGCGATTGGAAGAACACCAGCTTTCCCAAAAGTCAGAAGAACAGAGACTCAATAGTGGGGGACTTAATGCAGGAGAAAAACCCACCCAAAGTTGGTGGGAGACTGAATCCAACCTTTGTGGAGTTCCTAATGGGGTATCCTATGAACTGGACAAAGATAGAGTCGGAAGAATAAAGTCGTTAGGTAATTCAATCGTGCCACAGATTGCCTATCAACTTTTTAAATCAATAATTGTGGCAGAGGAGAATAAATGAAAACATTTTTAATTTGTGAAGATTGCTTAGGCAATGGCTATGTAAAATTAGACAAAACAAAATTATCAGCTATGGATAATTCAACGACTTGTACCACGTGCCACGGATCAGGGCACAAGGATGATGCTCGAGACAATATAAACAGTTCAGGTTTAGCTACTCTAAACGATGACATAAAGTATTGGTGCTAATATGCCTAGACCTCATAAAATAAAAGAACCGACAGTAACCTATAATTTAAATATGCCTGTTAAAATGAAAGAACAACTATCAGCAATTGCTTTTTCTCAAAGTAAAAATTTAGGCTTAAGTATATCAATTGCCGATATCATTAGAGGACGGATGAAAGAATATTTAGAGGATAGAAAACATTTCTTAAAAAAATAAGATGGCAAACCAACATACAAAGATTCCTAACGAAAAATTGTTTGTATGTAACTCTAATTATAAAAATTACTCTCGGCTCAAGTCCAGAATCATTGCTGATAAGCTTATCCCCTACTGTTGCCAAATTTGCGGCAATGATGGAAAATGGCAACAAAAAAAATTATCTCTTGTGCTTGATCATATAAATGGTGTAAAAAAAGATAATAGACTTTGTAATTTAAGGTTTGTTTGTCCAAACTGCGATAGCCAACTACCTACGTTCAAAAGTCGGAACATCAAGTACCAACAACAACGAAGATTCAACATCAACGGCTACGACTCAGAAATATATAAATAACAGCTTATAGAAACTTTAACTGTAAGAGTCTATACTATGATAATGACAAATGATCGGTTCGATTGGCAAAATGTTCTTGAATCAGAGGATACTGAATTACTTGTTGATCCTAATAAAATGAATGGTTATGAGAAAACAGAATTAATTGAAAAACTCTACATTGATTATATGATATTAAAACAAGAAAAAAAAGCGACACCAAAAATCATCAAAAATTATAAACTTATCATAGACGAGCTCATAAAAAATTTTGCTCACTAATGTCATCAAGTCCTCACTTATTTAAAATGATGGGACTCGGTTTTACCAGGTCTATGATTGATAAAACTTTAGAACCTGAAAATAAGTTATGGAGAGCCGTTGTCCTTAATGCTTTTGACGATACTCTCATAAATGCTTCCGATAGAAAAGCTTCATTACAAAAGATAAATGCCCATAACTGGATCATCCACGGCTCACGGGACTATGAAATTGTTTGTGAATGGGCTTTACTAGATGCCGATGAAATGAAACAGCATTACATAAATGCTCTTAAAAGAAGAGTAATGTATTTTAATAAAAAACAAATCAGATGGTCCGAATATCATAGAATATATTGTCTATTAGATCACGATATTGATCCTGAATCAAAAAAACACATAAGACGTAAGTTAGATGTGCTTAGAGAAGAAATACATAATACTGAACCTGTAATTATTTACGATACCATCTTGACAAAAATTTAGCTGTCTTCATCCGTCTAAAATTGCGTATGTGAACCATTACCATTGTAAGACATAACAAAAACATCGTTGTCAATTCCATTTCAATGCACCACCATATCCAAATGACCTGAGATACCATACCAATTAACGGAGCAATCGGTGATCCATTACCATAGACATAGATGCTAATAATAGCGGAACACGCCGCAAGGAACTCTAGAGTATATAAATCCATAATCTATCATACATCAATATTGTTGTTTTTCTATAATATGTTTACTTAGAAAAAAAAAATAAAAGTAAAAAGGTAAAATAGAGTAATATTTTGGGAAAACTAGGAAAATAAGCAGAAAACTAGGAAAAAAGACAAAAAGTTTTAGGAAAATTTTAGGAAAAATTCCTAAAAAATAGGAAAAATACAATTTTTGAGGCGATATATAGACCTTTTTTTTATATTTTTATTTGTAAGAAACTATATTATAGTAATTTTAGGAAAACTGTGATAATTTAAAATAATATGACACACTTGAAAATGAATAGGTTTTATTACAATCCATTACCTAATAATTTGAAGATTGCAGAGAGTAAAATTGATGGACACGGAATTTTTGCGATGGATAATTTAGAAGAAGGATTGGATTTAGGTTCTAGTCATATAAAAGTACCTATGATTTATGGATATGTTAGGACGCCACTCGGAGGTTTTGTAAACCATAGTGAAGATAACAATTGTGAATTGTTTATAAAAGAAAATTGGGACGATTACATTATTTTTAATATAGTCACAATAAAAAAAATAAAAAAAGATGAAGAAATATTATTAAATTACGATAATTGATGCCAAGAAAACCAAACATATTAAAAAAAACAAATGAGTTGACACCGAAGCAAATGAAATTTGTTGACATATTGGTAGCCAATTGGGGTTCTATATCAAAGGCAGATGCCGCTTTGCAAGCAGGTTATACAAGTGAGGGTAACGAAGGTAAACCATATGCTCTTGCAAGTAGGCTAACAAACCCTGATCAAAGTCCTCATATCTGTAGATATTTAGAAAAAAGATTGTCACAAGAAATAGAAAAGTATGAAAAAGATAAATTAAAAAGATATAAAGTATTTGAAAGATTGAGGAACGGAGCAGAAATTAAAGGTCAATATACAGGTGCTATTAATGCAGAATATAGAGCAGGTCAGATGGCAGGAATGTTCGTAGACAAAAAAGAAATTACACACAGCACATTAGAGGGTATGACAAGAGATCAACTTGAAAAAAGGTTAGAGGAGCTTGAAACAAAAATTGCAGATTCTACCAATATTATTGATGTAACTCCTGAGAAAAAATAAAAAAAGACTTGCATCACATATTAGATGTGATATTATATAAGTGTGAGGAAATGATTTTTCACACAAACAACGGAGAAAAAAATGGAGAAAAAAATAAAAATATTTAATGGTCGTTATGAATACAAAGGTTATATAATTGATAGACAAGACCGTGATATAAATAAACCTTATGTACATTGGAATATCGGTCAAGAGGTTAAAATGTTTGATAGCGAACTTACCGAAATTGATTGGCACGATGGAGCAAACACTCTTAAAGATGCTATGTATATGATCGATGATTTTGCAGAAATAAGGGATAAAAATAATTAATAGACCATACTGATCACTAATCCTTCCTTGCTTTCATACCTAATTTTGTATAAAACATTTAGGTATGAAAGTTTTTTATTTTTCCTCATTTGCATTTTTACTTTTTCTGCTTTTTACGAAAAGCTTTGGGTTGTTATCTAAGGGAAGATTGTATGATAAATTGAATCAGTATTTTGTAAACTGTAGATTGACAAAAGAGATAAGAGTAGAACCATTCTTTGGAGAGGATGCAGTTAAATGTTTTTATACTTGTACCGATAAGGAAGAAACAGTTATAACCTCTCATAGTAATTACACTTGTTATAAAGAAATAGTTGAACCAAGAGGTGAAGCTAGAGATTGGAGAGATAGAAAAAACTAATATGAAAGAGTCAGAACTTTGGATACATCTTAACCAATTACAGAAAACAAAAAACAATTGGCACTTGATGAGAATTGAGTCCAATACAATCAATGGCATACCTGATGTAAATGGCTGTATAAATGGTGTAGATTTTTGGCTTGAATTAAAATCAAAAGAGATTAAGAATTGTGGTCTGTCAAAATACCAAATAAATTGGCATACCGATAGGCTTGCCGCAGGTGGTAAAGTTTTCATCTTGCTTTTCTCCCCCTTGCAGAAAAGCCTGAAAATTCTGCAGATTAACCCAAAATGGGTAGACGATGTACTTGATCCAGGCATCAAGGAGCTTGCATCTGCACCATTTAGTAAAAAAAACTTAGAACAATTGCTGTTGGACGTGGTAAATAAGCAAAATTTAACATAATGCATATTATCCGATCTTATATTCGGTGTGCTTGGATTAGAAGGCTCAAAACTAAAACCAAAATGGATTGTGTTTTTTTTAAATTTTTGCCTGGTCAGACAAAATATGTTACTGTCGGTTGACAGTATAGGTTAAGTTGAATACTAACATATAGTAGAATAAAGTCTAGAAAAAAAAATGAATAATGTTGATTTATTAACGACAGACAAATTAAGGCTAAAAGTAGAAAAGCTTTTTATTGAACACATAAAACTTTGTCAGGATAATTTTTTATACTTTGTCCAAGAGATGTGGGAAGATTTTATATGTCGTAAAGAAAAAGAACCAAGTAAATGGGGTCATCATCAAATCATAGCTAAAGAGTTTACAAAAATTGCTTCTGAAAAAAAAGGGAGGCTCATAATAAATATGCCTCCTAGGCATACTAAATCAGAATTTGCATCTATTTATTTTCCTGCTTGGATGATAGGAAAGAATCCTAAATTAAAAATTATGCAAGTTTCTCATAATACTGAACTTGCTGTTAGGTTTGGTTCTAAGGTTCGTAACATTATTGATTCTCCACAGTACAAACAAATTTTTGGTGATGTGAAACTTCGTGAGGACTCTAAAGCAAAAGGTCGTTGGGAAACAAATCACGGAGGTGAGTATTATGCCGCTGGAGTGGGAGCGTCCATCACGGGTCGTGGTGCAGACTTACTGATTATTGATGATCCACACACGGAACAAGATTCAATGTCCGATATGGCAATGGAAAGAGCTTATGATTGGTATACATCAGGACCAAGACAAAGGCTACAACCGGGTGGTTCAATTTTATTAGTTATGACAAGATGGGCTGAGGATGATTTGACAGGACGATTAATTAAATCACAAAGTGAAGTCAAAGCCGATCAATGGAGACAAATTTCTTTTCCTGCGATTCTAGATTCAGGCAACCCTGTTTGGAAAGAGTATTGGTCGTTGGAAGAATTAGAAAAAATAAAAGCAACTTTACCTGTAAGAAATTGGTCAGCACAGTATATGCAAAACCCAACTTCTGAAGAAGGTGCAATTTTAAAAAGAGAATGGTGGAAACCTTGGAAGGGTGAAACAGTACCTAATTTAAGTCACGTCATACAAAGCTATGATACTGCATTTAGTAAAAAAGAAACTGCCGATTATTCGGCTATAACCACTTGGGGTATATTTCATCCTGATGAAGTGACACCTAATTTAATTTTACTTGATGCCATAAGAGGTAAGTATGATTTTCCAGATTTAAAAAATGTAGCTATGGAAGCCTACAAATATTGGGAGCCTGAAACAATTGTCATAGAACAAAAAGCAAGTGGTGAACCTTTGACCCAAGAATTTAGACGAGCAGGGATACCTGTCATTCCTTTTGTACCGAGTAAAGGTAATGATAAACATACAAGAGTTAATTCTGTTGCACCTATTTTTGAAAGTGGTCAAGTATGGTTTCCTTATGGAGAAAAGTTTGCCGATGATGTCATAGAAGAGTGTGCCGCTTTTCCTCACGGAGCAAACGATGATTATGTTGATTCAACTACCCAAGCTGTGTTAAGGTATAGGCAAGGTAATTTTATTGAGTTATACTCAGATTACAGAGATGAAACTGATTTACCACCGAAAGAATATAGGTATTATTAAGTTATGACAAAATTCAATCCATATGGCGGAGCGGCTATTACAGGTTATTTAAGTTCAGCAAGTAAAAGTGCAAAAGATAAACTTGCCGAAGAAAAAGAAAGACGTAGTAAAGCGGTTGAAAAATATAAAAAGGAGCGAAAGCAAAGAGATATTGAAGATAGAAAAGCTTTTGATAAAAAAAACCTAGTTGAAAAAGAAAAAGATGATGATGAAATGAGTTTTGGTGAAAAAGCATTAAAAACTTATGAGCTTTTGGGTGGCGATCCTTTTGGAGCATTTAAAGCTCCTCCCGCACCACGCTTCAACACTCCTGATTTAATTTCAGAAATAAGAGCTAAGAATGAATCCTTAAGACAACAAGGAGCAATGCAAAAGATGTTTCCTATGTATTATGAAAAGATGGGAGCAAAAGAAGGAAAGTTTGTAAAAGCGAGATGCAAACTTGGTAAAAATAAAAAAACAAGGATTACTTAATGGCAGTAGAAAAAGATAATTCACTAGAAGATGATCTTGATAAAGAAGGTTCAAAAAAAGAAGAAGTAGATGTAGAGGTTGTTGACACGCAAGCCGAAGCTGATCAACCACCTGTAGAAAACATTGAAGAACAACTTATAGAAAAATTTTATGAGAACTTAGCTTCTGATATGGATGACCGAGTGTTAACAAGAATATCAGGTCAGTTAATTAGTGATTACAGAAAAGATAAAGAATCAAGACAAGAATGGGAGAAGTCATATATTTCAGGACTTGACCTGTTAGGATTTAAGTATTCTGAAGATGGACAACCTTTCAAAGGTGCTTCAGGTGTAACACATCCTCTTTTATCAGAAGCCGTTACTCAGTTTCAGGCTCAAGCTTACAAAGAATTGTTACCATCAGATGGTCCTGTAAAAACACAAATTGTTGGAGAAAGAAATTTTTCTAAAGAAGAGCAAGCTCAAAGAGTTCAAGAATTTATGAATTATATGCTAATGGATCAGATGGAAGAGTACACACCTGATTTTGATCAACTACTTTTCTATTTACCTTTAACAGGTTCTGCATTTAAAAAAGTTTACTATGATGATTTAATGCAAAGACCTGTAAGTAAATTTGTGCCTGCTGAAGATTTAGTTGTGCCTTATTATGCTACTGATTTAAAAGATTGCGAAAGAATTACTCACGTTATTAAAATGAGTGAGAATGATTTATTAAAAAAACAAAGAAATGGGTTTTACAGAGATGTTCCTATTATACCGAGCCGACAAGATGATGATGAAATTCAAGAAAAATATCAATCAATTGAAGGTATAAATCAACCCTCAGAAACAGATTATCAATTTAACATTCTTGAAATGCACGTTGATCTTGATTTAGATGAATATGAAATTGAGGATGCACCAAAAAATGTAAGAGTTCCTTACATTGTAACAATTGATGAGGGTTCTCAACAAGTTTTAAGTATTTACAGAAACTATGCACCCTTTGATGAAACCTATAAACGCAAAGAATTTTTTGTGCATTTTAAATTTTTACCAGGTTTAGGGTTTTATGGCTTTGGTTTGATACATATGATCGGTGGTTTGAGCAAAACGGCTACTGCGGCATTAAGACAATTGCTTGATGCAGGGACTTTAGCTAATTTACCTGCTGGTTTTAAGTCAAGAGGCATAAGAATTAGAGATGAAGAGCAACCTTTTCAGCCTGGAGAGTTCAGAGATGTGGATGCTCCTGGCGGAAACATTAAAGATCAGTTTCAATTTTTACCATTTAAAGGTCCAGATCAGACATTATTCGGTCTTTTGCAATATTGTGTAACTGCAGGACAACGATTTGCGGCAATTGCCGATATGGCAATCGGTAATGATACACAAAACAGAGCCGTAGGAACAACAATTGCTCTCTTGGAGCGTGGTTCTAGGGTAATGAGTGCTATTCACAAAAGATGTTACTATGCAATGAGACAAGAATTTAGATTATTAGCCAAAGTTTTCGGTACATATCTACCACCAATCTATCCTTATGCGACATATGGTGGTAATAGACTAGTAAAAGTGGCTGATTTTAGCGAAGAGGTTGATGTAATACCTGTTGCTGATCCTAATGTCTTTTCAATGGCACAAAGAGTGACTCTAGCTCAAACTCAACTACAGATTGCTCAGAGTAATCCACAAATTCATAACATAAGAGAGGCTTATAGACGAGTTTATGCCGCTTTAGGTACAAAACAAGTAGATACTTTATTAAAACCTGAAAAAATTCCTCAACCACTAGACCCTGCTATTGAAAATGCAGAAGCATTAAGGATGGAAATACCAAAAGCATTTCCAACACAGAATCACGATGCCCATATTATGGCTCATAGTGCCTTTATGCGTAGTCGTATGGTTCAAATTAATCCAATGGTGTATGCATTGTTACAAGCTCACATATCCGAACACATATCATTTAAGGCAAGAGCTCAAGTTATTGTTGAGATGCAAAAAAGTCCAGAGTATCAAGAGTTACAAAAAGTAAATATGCCTGCTTATCAATCAATTACTGAGGCTATGGTAGCAGAAAGAGTAGCATCATTAACTCAAGAGTTACAACAGTTGGAGCAAGCTATGGATAAAGATAAAAATGATCCGCTTCTTCAAATAAAGCAACAAGAAGTTGATTTACGAGCACTTGATTTACAAAGAAAATTTGCAGAGCATATGGATGTTGAAGAGAGAAAGATGAATGAGTTTTCTCAAAGCATTGATTTAGATAGAATGAAAAGAGAAGATGCTGAAGACTCGGCAAAAGAAAGAATAAGAGTGGCTGATGAAAAATTAGATGTGGCTCGAGCAAAAGCTATTAAGGATATGAATAATGCCCCTGACTAAAAAAGGAAAAAAGATAATGAGTTCAATGAAAAGCCAATATGGTAACAAGAAAGGCGAACAAGTGTTCTACGCATCACGGAACAAGGACCTGATAAAAGGTGTAGAGAAAGCTAAATTAGGAAAGGCTTTTGGACCACCACCAAAAAAAGGACCTAACTCTCAAGTTCCTCCTGTAAAGTTACAAGAAGGTGGAGAAACTAAGGGTGAAAGGTTTGTGAAATTTTTTGGTAATCAATTTAATCAAAACAAAGATAAAGTGATCAAAGAAGCAGTAACAGGTTTATTTAGAAAAGATTTTGATTCTCGTTTTAAAAATTTAATGAACCAAGCGGTAAGAGATTTTGAGGCTCAAGAAGGAACATCTCCAAACTTTGATTCTAAATTTGTTGCATATAAACCCACAAAAGAGGAAACAGGGTTGACTACGCAAGAAACTATGGGTATGAAAAAAGGAAAAATGGTTGGGTGTCCACATAGGGAGATGGGAGCAAAAAGTGACATTAAAGGCATTTCAAAAATACAAGTTAAGGGAAAAAAATTTTCAGGTATTTTTTAAAATAGATTATAAAGAAAAAATTTTAAATATAATTTTAATTTTACTTGTTGTAGAAATTTTGATACATTCTGTTGAAGTAATAATTGATACCATTCCTTATTTAAAATGATTAAAGGCGATTCAGAAGAATATAATTTAATAACAAAACATATCAAAAAAATTAAGATAGATAGAGCCACATTAACTTGCGAGATCGGTTTGCGTGAGGGATTAGGAACAAAAACAATAATGGATGCAGTTAGGTTACAAGAACCTGCTCTCTACAAACATATCGCTGTTGACCCTTATGGAAATTTAGCTTATCAACATTATGACAATCCTGATAATATTATAGCGGCAGGCTATGATTCTGAAATGATGCAACAGACAGTAACAGAATTATATAAAAATTACCCTGAGTTTAATTTTTTTCATATGACAGATGATTATTATTTTAAAACAATGGGTGAGGGTCATCAGTTTGTTTTTGAAAAACAATTAATGATTTATGGTTTGTACAAGGTTGTTCATCTTGATGGACCACATACAACGAAAGATGTACTAAACGAACTTGTATTTTTTATTCCTAGAATGGAGAGTGACTCTATTATAATAATTGATGACTATCAACTGATTAGTCTAGGTATTGTAGATATGCTTCTAAAGACTTATAATTTTAATGTTGCTGAAAAAGGCGACAGTAAAATTATTTATAAAAAGGAGATGTAATGTTTACAGCGATTATTGGTCCAGTAGCAAACTTAGCTAAAACCTGGATTGAAGGAAAACAAAAAAAAGCTCAGTTAAAAAGTCAGGTTGAGTTAACTAAATTAGAAGCGACAAAATCTAAAATTGAACAGGATGGTTCCTGGGAGGAAAAAGCTATGTCGGCATCAGATAATTCGTGGAAAGACGAGGCTTGGACCCTAGCCTTCATTTCTATAATTTTGGCATCCTTCATACCTGCTTTGCAACCTTATATGAAAGAGGGTTTTTTATTTTTAAAAAACGATTGTCCTGATTGGATATCTTGGGGCATTCTCGCTTCAATTGCGGGATCATTTGGGCTAAAGAGTATTGCACAATTAAAAAAATAAATTAAAATGACTGTAGTGGACTGCGGTCACAATGACAACCAGCACTTCTAACAAAGGAGATAATTATGTGGTCTAAACCAATAATTACAGAAATTTCTGTTGGTCTAGAAATCAACAGCTATGCCTGTGCTGAAAAATAAGGTGAAGGGGACATAGTCCCCTCACTATTAAGGAGAGTGATATGTTATTAACAAAAAAATTAATAAAATTTAATAATCTTATTGTGAAAATACCTTCTGCTACAAAAAGGGTTTGGGACTTATCTGAAAATAGATGGGGTTACAAACTTGTCAAACATATTTAGAATTAAAGATTGCAGTGGTGAAAAATTTTCAAGAAAAATAAGGGTGCTTGAGTATAAGTCACCAGTGGTTTGTTATGGTAAAAAGATTTCACAAAATAGAAATAGTAATTGCAAAGAAGACAAAAAGAAGATATAAAGCTGTAGGTAAGAGACACAGAAAAAAACTAGGACCAAAATCTCACCTTCGTAATTATGCTTGATATAGACACAGTTCGAACAATAAGACATTACATAAAAAAAGAAATAGCAAAAACTAAGGATCACATTTGCTATGGTATAGACAAACTAGAACAACTACATTATGCTAAGGGCAAGCTCAATGGCTTAGAGTCATTGCTACAGGATTTAAAAGACCTGCAAAATAGAGAGGATAATGTAGATGACATTGATCAAACCTAATAAAAAACTTGTCGTTCCACAAAATGATGAGGAAGAACCTTTAGTTCCGAAAGGTGAAAAAGAAACGGAAGAATATCTTAAAATTATACCAAACCCTGTTGGATATAGACTTTTAGTCAGACCATATCAACCTAAAGAAAAAACTAAAGGTGGTATTTATCTATCAGAAAAAACTCAAGAAACTATTCAAATGACAACTGTTGTTGGACTTGTAGTAAAAATGGGTGATTTATGTTTTAAAGATAAACAAAAATTTCCATCTGGAGCTTGGTGTAAAGAGGGTCAGTTTGTCATATATGGACGATACGCTGGTGCTCGTTTTAAAACTAAATATGGTGAACATCGTATTCTTAATGACGATGAAATCATCGGCACTATTAACGAACCGAGGGATATCCTCGCATTATTCTAGGGAGTAATTATGGCAGAAGAAAACAAAGTAGAACTTGACACAGATGATGCTCAGGAAACTGACATTCAAATTGAAGAAAAACAAGAACCAAACACAAAACCTGAAATTGGTGAAGTTGACCTTGGTTACAATGATCCAATAAAAGCCTCTGTAAAGGCAAAAAAACTAGAACAAGAACCTGAAACCGAAGAAAAGCAAGAAAAGCAAGAAGAACCTGAACAGGATAATCTAAATAAAATATCTGACAATGTTCAAAAAAGAATTGATCAACTCACAAGAAAATATAGAGAAGCGGAAAGAAGAGAAAAAGCCGCTTTAGATTATGCAAAAGGTTTACAAAAAAAATACTCTGATGTAGAAAAAAAATCAGCTATTGTTGATGATAATTATGTCAAAGAATTTGATGCAAGAATTGATGCTCAAAGAGAACAAGTAAAACACAACCTTAAATTGGCTATAGAGAATAATGACACTCAAGGCATTATGGATGCTAATGATAAATTAACTAGTCTTGCCGTAGAGAAAGAAAAGTCAAGAATATTAGCAGAGCAACAAAAACAAGAAAAAGAAAAAAAAGTACAACAAACAAAGCAAGAAGAAACTCCTAATCAACAATTAGTGCAACAACAACCAATTCAGCAACAAAATCCTCCACCACCACCAAGCGAAAAAGCTCAAGAGTGGGCACAAAAAAACACTTGGTTCGGTAATGATAAGGCTATGACAAACACTGCTTTTGGCATCCATCAAGATTTGATAGAGCAAGGGTTTGACTCAGAGTCAGAGGAATATTACAATGAGATTGACAAACAAATGAGGGGATACTTTCCTCAGAAGTTTGCTAATGATAATAAACCGATTCAAACTGTGGCATCTGCTGGTAGAAAACAGATGGGTCGCAAAACTGTGAAACTCACTCAATCACAGGTGGCTATTGCCAAAAAATTAGGAGTGCCACTAGAAGAATATGCAAAACACGTAAGGAAGTAAAATGAACGAAAACATTAAAAGAACCTCACGCGACACAAGGGATAAAGATACTAAAAGAACAAAACCTTGGAGTCCTCCGTCAAGTCTAGATGCTCCTCCTGCACCGAAAGGTTATGTGCATCGTTGGATAAGAACCGAATTTATGGGTTCACAGGATACAGCTAATGTATCTAAAAAACTCAGAGAAGGTTGGGAATTTGTAAGATCAGAAGAAGTAAAAAATACTTTGGGAGATCACGATTACCCAGTTATCCGACAAGGTCAATATCAGGGGTTAATTGGGGTTGGTGGTCTCGTGTTGGCGAGAATACCTGAAGAAATTGTAGAACAACGCAAGCAGTATTTTCAAAATATTACTGCTGACCAAGTTAAAGCCGTTGATAATGACATTCTGAGGGAACAACGACCTGAGATGCCTGTTAATATTAACAGACAATCTCGTGTAACTTTTGGTGGTGGTCGTAAATCATAATTTTTTGATAAAAGCCATCGCTATATTTGTTTAATTTAATTATCAAAGGAGATAACATATGGCTAATGTAGCTGAAAAGTTTGGTCTAAGACCATACAGATCGTTGAATGGTGCTCCGTGGAATAATGCCCAAAACAGATATACGATAAAACAAAATGAAGGTACTGCAATATTTCAAGGTGACTTAGTTGTCCCTACTTCTACAGGTAATGTAGCTAGACATAGTGCAGGTACTTCAGATCACGTTGTCGGTGTATTCAATGGGTGTTTTTATACAGACCCAACAACACAAAAACCTACCTTTAGTAATTTTTACCCAGGTTCAATCAATGCAGATGACATTGTTGCAAATGTAATTGATGATCCTGATACATTGTTTCTTATGGATGCCGATGCGGCATTCACTAGATCAGAATTGTTTAAGAACTATTCTGTAACTAATGTAACTGGTAATACTGTTACAGGTATTTCAAAAGTTCAACTAGATGTAAGCACAGGTGATAGTGCGTCAACATTTATGGTAATGGCAGTTGATATAAGCCAAGACCCTAACAATGACGATACTACTTCAGCTAATGCTAATGTCTTAGTTAGAATTAATAATCACTTTTATCGCCAAAGTGGCGGTCTAACATAGAGAGGTAATATATGGCTATTTCAAGATCACAATTGGTCAAAGAGTTAGAACCAGGTTTAAATGCTCTCTTTGGCTTAGAATATAATAGATACGAAAACGAACACGCAGAAATCTTTGTAGCAGAAGCATCTGATAGAGCTTTTGAAGAAGAAGTAATGCTTACTGGTTTTGCGAGTGCTCCAGTTAAAGAAGAAGGTGCAGGGGTCACATTTGATCAAGCAACTGAATCTTTCACTGCTAGATATACTCACGAAACTATTGCTATGGCATTTGCTATCACTGAAGAAGCAATTGAAGATAATCTGTATGACAGATTAGCGGCTCGTTATACTAGAGCATTAGCTCGTTCAATGGCAAACACTAAACAAGTTAAAGCGGCGAATGTACTTAACAATGCATTCAATTCAAGCTTTGCTGGTGGTGATGGTGTGGAACTTTGTTCTACTGCTCACCCTCTAGCTACTGGTGGTGTATTTGCAAACGAACTAGCAACTGCCGCTGACTTATCCGAAACTTCATTAGAGCAATCTTTAATTGATATTGCCGCTTTTGTTGATGAGAGAGGTCTAAAAATTGCAATGCAAGGTGTTAAACTAATTATTCCAAAAGAACTTCAGTTCACAGCGGAAAGAATTTTAACATCACCACAAAGAGTGGCAACTGCAGATAATGACATTAATGCTATGGCTTCAATGGGAATGATCCCTCAAGGTTATAGAGTAAATCATTACTTGACAGATACTGATGCTTTCTTTATTATGACGGATGCACCTAATGGATTGAAACAATTCGTTAGAAGCCCTATCAAAACTGCTATCGAAGGTGACTTTGATACTGGTAATGTTAGGTTTAAGGCGAGAGAAAGATATTCTTTCGGATTTTCTGATCCAAGAGGAATTTTTGGCTCACCTGGTGCGGCTTAATATTTTTTATTTTTTTCCGTTAAAGAAAAGGGGACGAAAGTCCCCTTTTTTTTTACCAGATTTTTAATTTATCTAGTATTTTATCAACTTGATGATGGTATCGGTCTCCATTATCAAAAACCCAGTTTTCATCATTAACTTTAAGTATCCAATATGCAATGATGTCTTGCAAAACTTGAACTTCTTTTTTATTGAGTTTGATATCTTTCATATTTTTCCTTATTGATTAATATTATCTAATTAATATCACATCTAAATGTGATGTCAACTAAAGTTTTATATTTTTTTTCCATCTATTAAAACATCACTATGTGTTTCTATAACCACTCTAGCTCCACAACTAAGAATTGGTTTATCGTTTCCTCCATACAATATTTTTGATTCACCAAGAATGGTGACTTCGTGACCATAAATATTTTGTTTACTGGTTTTAACTGTTATTACAGGTTCATTTAATTTATTTTTTAAATTACTTCTTATTTTATGTTGATTTATGTGTATATATTTTTTTGTCATTTATCCCAACTTTTCTCAAGATGTTTCTCAATACAATAATCTTTAACCATATCTTCTATATCATCAAAATCGTGAAATGTAGGTTCACTAAGTTTATCTTGAACCTTGTTAGTTATTTCAATGATCTTAGTATGTGGGTTTTTCGTTTTACCAACATATGTTTGAATTAGTTCAGAGATATCTCTGCACTCTTGTTCATAATAATATTCTTTAGTATTTACCATTTTTTTCTCCGTTTGTTATGAGGTCAACTTATGGTGTGACCAATCAACCATTGATTATTTCAAATCTATTGATCTGTGATCTTTTTTCAATTATTAATTTCTTAATTTTTGAATGGATATATTCTGTTGTAGCTTTATTTTGTCTGTCCATCTCATTGCGATTTTGACATAGATACAATTCTGAAATAGCCAACTCAATATCTTCCAATTTTTTTATATCATTTAAAATATCAATCATTTTTTTCTCCGTTGTTTTTTGGGGGCTAATTTATGGTATAGCCCCTTAACCATTTAGTTTTGAGATACAAAAATTTTTATACAAGACATAGAGCCAAAAGTTGTAACCTTACCCCATAATAAATTACATTTTGTATTTTCTGGTGTGTTCATAACGAATTCTCCAGAAGAATGATTTTTTAAGACATAGTAAGAACCCATATTGCCATTTAAATCGTATCTCATAAATCTATATACATTTCCATTCACAAGATTAGTAACTATTCCGTGATACCCTTCATATCCAGGAATATCGTGAATAAATTCACCATCAATTTTTCTTTGAAGTTTTGTATTAACTTTTGCTGTTTGTATTTTATTCATTTTTTTCTCCGTAAAATTAATATTATATTATATATATATCACATCTAAATGTGATGTCAACAGAATATTTACTTTTTTTTTATAAAGAGTACAATTAAATAACCAAGATTATATAAACTAAATGTAGACAGGCTTGGCTGACCACCCTAGAGGACTACATTTTTTAACCTAGGAGAAAACTATGGCAGGCGTACATTTTACAGGTCCGATTTTATTTGCGGGTGTAAATGACAATAAAAAATGGTTTAAGGATTTACCAATTGATAAAAATCCTGATTATGTTGTTTATTTTGATGATTTTGATAGAGTTGCTTTTGACTCTGCTACAGGTCATAGATGGACAGTTGTAAAAGACTCAGGAGCATCAGTAGCGATTGCAGATGATCAATTGAATGGTTTAGTAAACCTATCTTCAGCAGGCACTACAGACAATGATGGTGCTTCTATTCAAAAGAATGAGATATTTCAAGTTCAAGAAAATAAAGACCTTTGGTTTGAAACAAAAGTTAGAACATCTGATGTAACTGATACTGATCTATGTTTTGGATTTACTGTAAATTTTGCAACTAACCCTGAAGCTATGCTTACAGCGGCAGATAGAATTGTGTTTCAAAAAGATGATGGCGATGCATCCATTCTGTGTAAAACTGAAAAAGATGGTACAGAAACTTCAACAGATTCTGGTATTGATATGACCAATGATACTGATGTTACATTAAGTATTAGAGTTCAAGGTCCTAAAGATTCTAACCATACTGGACAAGTTGAATTTTTTGTCAACAGAAAATTAGTTGCTACTCACACAGCTAATATTCCTAGTGATGAAATTTTAACGATAGCGGCAATGTCTTTATCAGGTAATGCTACTGGAACTAAAATTACAACACTTGATTATATGTTTGCCGCATCTGATAGATAGGAGTAAAAAATGGGTGAATATCAATTACAGGTCAAATCTTTTAAACCAGCCGCCGCTAGTGCGACTAGCGTTGCGGCGGCTCAAACTTTAGGTGGTGCAGGAGATATGACTTTAGCGGGTACTGCCGCTACTTTTGCAGGTACAAATACTGTCACATTGATTACTCTTACATCTTCAGGAAATATATCTGGTGTGAATTTTACAATAACAGGTACAGATGCTAATGGTGCAGTTCAATCTGAAACGATTGCTGGACCAAATGCAAATACTGTTTCTACAACCAAATATTTTGCTACTGTAACACAAATCGCTACTAGTGGAGCGGTAGGCACTAACACTTCAGCAGGTAATTCTGCTGAAACTGCAGGTGTAATATTTGCAGGAGCAAATAGAGTCAAAGGGGCTCAAATTACTACAGGTGGCACTATTGGTGATGTTTCTTTTGCTTTAGGTAGTCCAACAGGAGATGTTTTATTCTTCTATACTGTTGCAACTACCACAAAAGATTACATTGAGCCTTACATTCCTGATGCGGGTATTTTATTTAGAAAAAACTCAACCTTGGGTTCTTATATAAAAATGCCTGCAGGAACAGTAACTTCTGCTACAGTATATTATGGATAGTATGCTTTATTACGGCGATCTTGATTTGTTTGGTCTAAAGAAGGGAGGAATGCCTTCTCGAAATAAAAAAAACTTTAGACCAACTAAATCAGGTGCGGGTATGACCGAAGCAGGTGTAAAAGCTTATAGAAGGTTAAATCCAGGCTCAAAGCTTAAAACAGCAGTTACTGAAAAAAAACCAACTAAGTCTAGAGCAAAAAGAAGAAAGTCATATTGTGCTAGAAGTTTAGGTCAAATGAAAATGCACAATGTTAACTGTCGCAAGACACCTAATAAAAGAATATGTCAAGCAAGGAGAAGATGGAGATGCTAGATAAAATTAAATTTCACATAGAAAATATAAAAAACTTGTATAAAACTAATAAAGACTTTATAGTACTTGTATTATGTACCTTATTGATGCTTTGTTGGATTTTTTAGTATATACAGTATTTATTTTTATTTTTATATTTTTCTTTTCTGTTTGGGCGATTTGGGCAACCATTTCTGCTCCAATAAACTTTTTTATGAGAAAAATTAACAATGAAGCTAACACCTAATTTTACATTATCAGAAATGACAAAGTCACAAACTGCAACTCGTTTAGGTATTAATAACAAACCTAATCAGCAACAAATATTGTGTCTTAAAAAATTATGTGAAAAAGTATTACAACCAATAAGAGATCGTTTTGAAATGCCTGTGACTATATCTTCTGGATTTCGTAGTGTTGAACTCTCAAAAAGAATAGGATCAAGTGCTAAATCACAACATTGTAAAGGAGAGGCGGCAGATTTTGAAATTCAAGGGTTAGATAATAAAAAATTAGCTGAACATATAAATAAAAACTACGATTTTGATCAGCTTATTTTAGAGTTCTACAAAGAGTCAGACCCTAACAGTGGATGGATTCACGTTTCTTATTCAAGTGAAAAAAACAGAAAACAATTTTTAAAAGCTTACAAAGACCAAAATGGCAAAACGAGGTATATTCCGTGCCAATAACAAGATCACAAACAAGAAAACAAATTGAAAACCCTCCACAAAAAAAGAAGTGGAGTAAAAAAAGAAAATCTAGTATAAATTGTAAGAAACCAAAAGGTTTTAGTGAAAGAGCTCATTGTGCCTCAAAAAGAAAGAAATGAATTACTTGTTCCTCACTCATCTCTTATTGGTGGTTATTTTATTGATAATGACCTTTGTGATGAACTTGTAGAATTCTGTAAAAAATCAGAAAAAATCAAAGGTGTTGTTTATGATAGAGGTAAGCAACGTATTAACAAAAAAATCAAGGATTCTGAAGATGTCCGACTTTCAGAACACTCAGAACTCGGAAAAAAATATGTTACCGAATTAGGTGATTGTCTAAAATTATATTTAAAAAAATACCCACATTTAAACAATATAAAAAAATTTGGCTTATATGAAAAAATAAATATACAGTATTATAAAAAAGGTGGTGGCTACAAAGATTGGCATTGTGAAAATAGTTTTGTGGGAACAAAAGTTCAGAACAATAGATATCTTGTTTATATGACTTACTTAAATTCAATAGCTGATGGAGGCACTGAGTTTGCCAACCAACAACTCTATGTTCCTGCCATAAAAGGGCTTACCTTATTTTGGTCAGCTTGGAATAGTCACTTACATAGAAGTAAAGTTACACATACATCTGAAAAGTATATTGTGACAGGTTGGATAGGGTTTACTGATATTCTTAAGGATGGTAAAGTAAGTAATGACTAAATTATGTGAAAGAGGCAAAAAAGCGGCTAAGGCTAAATTTAAGGTATACCCAAGTGCTTATGCAAACGCATATGCATCAAAAATTTGTGCAGGTAAAATTAAAGACCCTAGTGGTGTAAAAAGAAAAGATTTTAAAGGTCCTAAACCTGTTAGAGTAGGTGGTATGACTAAAATAGAAGAGGAAAGACAAAAAAGAAAGTCTGACAAATTTCGTAGATTTGGTCAGTCATATTTTGACACAAAAATGCAAGAAAAGCTTAGAAAAAACCAAGGACGTAGAACAGGCACCAAAGCTCAAAGAAATAGAGGGTTTGATACACAGATGGAGGCAGTCCCTAACTTTAGAGTTAAAGGTGCGGGTGCTATGTCAGATATGGAGTTTCGTAAAAGTAACGAAGCCATAAAAAGCAGAGGTCTTAATACAAGCGATGTAAAAAAACTTATGGATGCAATGCCAAACTTTAAAGTTGGTGGTCACAATGTAATGGGTTCACCCATATCTGTTAATGTTGATGGTGAAAATTTATCTAATGAATCTGCTAATAATTACTATGCGGAGTTTAAACTTACAGACATAACCTAATGGCTAAGAGTGGCTTAAAAAAATGGTTTGCACAAAAATGGGTAGATATAGGCTCAAAGAAAAAAGATGGGTCTTATGCTAAATGTGGTCGTAGCAAACTAAAAGCAGATCAAAAAAGAAAATACCCTAAATGTGTACCATTAGCTAAAGCCCGAAGAATGTCAGAGTCAGAGAGAAAGAGTGCGGTTAGAAGAAAAAGAGCTAAAGCTCAAGGAGTAGGTGGTAAACCGACTAATGTAAAAACATTTGCAGATAATGGTAAATTTATAGTAAAACCAAAAAAAAAATTTTCACTTAAACCAAAATATGATTATAGTGAAGTAAATTTAGGGGATGTAAAACGAAGTTTTAAAAGGGGTGCTCTAGAATTAGTAAAAAAAAATAAAAAATTCCCTAATGTTTCTGTTGAGTTGTTCAAAGAATTTACTGATACTAAAACTCCTTATTACGAAGATAAAAAACAATCAAAAGGTGTAACTGGCAGTATTGGTGGTAGATTTGGTAGAGTGCGAGGACAAATTGCTAAAGATAATAAGACAGGAAAAATTTCAAGACAATTAAGTGTTGAGGGTAGTTTTGATTTTGCTAAGGGAGGGTTTGCAAAGAACTATTATAAGGATATACTTTAATTATGAAAAATACACTTAAAAATCCAGAAAAAGCCGATCTTGATAAAGACGGCAAGCTAACAAGTTATGAAGAAAAAAGAGGTCAAGCGATTGAAGAGGCTATGAGCAACAAAGCATATCTTGGTGGTTTACTGAGAGTAGCACCAAGAGTTTTAAGAGGGGCATCAAATATTGGAAAAAAATTAATAAATAAATACAAAGAAAAAAAGTATGGAAGTAAATTTAAAAAAGAATTAGAAAAAGCAAATGTAAATATAGATGGTAAAAAAGGTGGATTAGATATATCTGATTACAGAGCAAAAACTCTTAATACAAAAAAAAAGAAATTTGGTGGTATGGCAATTCAAGGTGTCAAAGACCCAAACAAAATTCACAGAAGTTAGGATGAAAAATGGCTACTTCAGGAACAACAAGTTTTGATCTCAACATTGATGATATCATACAAGAGGCTTACGAAAGGTGTGGAGCTAGAACAAATAGTGGACACGATCTACAATCGGCAAGACGAAGTTTAAATATTCTTTTCTCAGAATGGGGAAACCGAGGAGTTCATTTATGGAAAGTCGCTCTACACGAACAATTATTGACAGCAGGAACTCAGACTTACACGGCACCAACCGATGCCAACGACATTTTAGAGGCATATGTAAGTACGACTACAGGAACAAATAGCACTACGAATGATGTTTCATTAACAAAAATTAGTAGAAGTGAGTATGCCGCTTTACCTAACAAAGGGTCGCAAGGTCAACCTTCTCAGTACTATGTCGATAGACAAACAACACCAACCATTACTTTATATCAAGTTCCTGATGCATCAACATATACATATTTAAAATATTACTACATAAAAAGAATTGAAGATTCAGGAGCATATACTAATACAGCCGATGTAGTTTTTCGTTTTATACCTTGTATGGTAGCAGGATTAGCTTATTACATTAGTATGAAGTTAAATCCTCAATTAACACAACAAAACAAAATGATCTACGAAGATGAATTGTCACGAGCTTTAAACGAAGATGGTCAGAGAACATCTGTATATATAACCCCTCAAACCTATTACCCACAAGGAGTGTAAAATGAAAGGACTAAGATATCAAACAGGCGGACCAGCCTACTTAAAAAAACTAAGAGAGTTAAACCCTGGTTTAGCCTCTGGTGTAGAAAAATTAAGAAGTCAATTTAAAGGTGAAAATTTAGCAACATTTGACAAACGAGGTGGTTATCAATTTGCCGCATATCAAAATATGCCTGAAGAACAACAAAAAGCATTTATTGAAGATATGGCATCAAAATATTCTTCACCTAATGAGGATTTAATATCCGAAACAACAAAAAGTCTTAGTAGTGATAAATTCACACCTGTTTATAGATATGCAAGTGCTACAAAAAAGAAAAAACCAACAATTGAAACAGATATTTATAAACAATTAGGTATGGCAAAAGATGGTGGACTTAAAGAAGACATTAAAAAAATTAAAACAAAAAAAATGGTTGATGGTGGTCTCACTAGAGGTGGAGGTGATGCTATTAAGGGATTGAATTTTAAAGGTGTTTTTTAGTGAAGGGTTTAAGAATAGCTAAATTACAATCTGGGGGATATCTCTCTGCACTTGAAAAATCAAGACCAGAATTGTTTAAAACCATAAGCAATTATCGTTCAAGATTAGGTTCTGATGAGCAAAAAACTTTTGATAAAAGAGCAGACATTCAATACAAGGCAACTATGAATATGCCAACTGATCAAAGAGAGGCTTACATTGCGTCCATTGAGAAACAATTTGCAGAACCAACAGATAAACAATTTGCTGAAATACAAGAGGGTTTAAAATCAAAAACTTTTTCACCCACATATCAGTTTGCTATTGAGGATAGATCAAAACCTGCACCAACAACAGGTTATTACAGAGATTTGACATCTGAAATTGAAAAAGCTGAAAAAGATTTAAATGAATTAATTTTTACAAAAAAGGAAGAAAAAACAAGACCTCTATATGAAATGACAACTCCTAGACCCTCTATATATGGTGGATCAAAACCCGACACCAAAATGACTACTGATCTACCAAAAGATGCTGTTTTGACAAGAGGACTTTATGGACAAGAATATTTGCAATCTCCAATACAAGATCGCAGAAGTATGGGACAAACTAATTTAAATCCTCAATATAGACAAGTTGGTAGTCAAAAATATATTGAAACTACTACTAGACCTGCTAGAGCAGGTGACCCTGAATATGATAAACAAGCCTCTGCTTTAGATAGATTAAGGACAAGACATAAATATAGATATATGTATGCTAATCAAACTCCCACAGCTTTAAATCCATCAAATGTTTATGGACAACTTGGTATGGCAAATACCCAAAAACAACAAAGTATGTATCCATCAAATGTTTATGGTACATTTGGTATGAAGAAAGGTAGTGAAGTTAAGGTGAAAAAACAAAAAAATGAGAAAATGAGAGGTACTCGTGCCGCTATAAGAGGCACAAAATTTAGAGGAGTCTTTTAATGGGTTCATATGCACGAGGAAAATATGCTCAGGCAATATCTGATAGAAGTGGACAAGCTTTTCCTTACCGAGAAATGGTAAAAGAGTGGAATGGGTCGTTTGTTCATAAAACAGAATATGAAGCCAAACACCCTCAAATTAGAAAAAAACACATTACTGCTGATGCTATTGCTTTAGCAAATGCTAGACCTCAAAAATCATCTCCAACAATAGTTGATCTTAACCCTGCATTACTTTTTAATTCTAGCCCAAGCTCTTTAGTGCCTCCATTGACACCTGATCAACAAAATAGTAAAAGACAATTAAGAGTAGGAACTTCAAATAGTTCTACTTCAGAAGTACCTTCAACAGGTTCTATTAAGGTGATTTTAAGATGACAATATCATATTCTAATTTTTTGACACAGATAAGAAATTACACAGAGGTTGATTCAAATGTGCTAAGTGACACCATAATTGATCAATTTATCAGAAACACAGAATTAGATATAGCAGGCAATGTTGATTATGATGATCTTAGAAAATATGCGACTTCTAGTTTAGTTGCTTCTCAACGATATGTAAATTTACCTGCCGATGCATTAGTTACACGATCAGTTCAAATTATTAACAGTGGTACTAGAAACTTCTTAGAAAAAAGAGATACAAGTTTTATTTCAGAATTTAATCCCACAGAGGCGGAAGGAGAGCCAAAATATTTTGCTAATTGGGATAATACTAGTATTGTTTTTGCTCCTACACCTAACACGACATACACAATACAAGTTAATTATATCAAAGACCCACCTCACTTTAATTCTACAACCGAAACTTATTTATCTAAGTATCAAGAAAATTTATTATTACACGGAGTTTTAGCAGAATGTTTTAGATATCTTAAAGGACCATATGATCTATACAAACTGTATTTAGACAAGTATAATGAAAACACTCAAGCCTTTGCTCTTCAACAAATGGGAAGAAGAAGAAGGAGTGAGTACGATGAAGGTGTTCCTCGAATAAGAGTACCATCTCCATCACCTTAAATAGTTAACTAAATAAGGAGATAATAAAAATGGCTATTACTACTAATGCAATATGTAACTCATTTAAAAAGGGTTTATTAGAGGGTACTTACAATTTTAAAACTCCAGGTGGTAACACATTTAAATTAGCCTTGTTTACAAACTCGGCTACTTTAGGTAAATCAACAACTGTCTTCGCTGGTGGAAGTCCTAATGGTGAATCTTCTTCTCCTGCAGGCTATTCAAGTGGTGGTAAAGCCTTAGTAAATGGTGGAACATCATTGGCAACAAATACAGCTATTGTTGATTTTGCAGATTTGTCTTTTACAAATGTAACTTTAACTGCAAGGGGAGCTCTGATTTATCAATCTGATGCAACAAAGACAGCAGTTGCAGTTCTTGATTTTGGCTCTGATAAAACTGCTTCATCTGGTACATTTACAATTCAGTTCCCTGCTTTTACAACATCTGCGGCTATATTAAGAATCGCATAGTTAGGTAATTTATGTCTAACACTTGGGGTTCACTTACTTGGGGAGATGGTCCTTGGGGAGAGCAAGGTAACACTAATATAAGTGTTACAACCGCAGGTTCATTAACCTCTGCAATTGGCTCTGTTGTATCAACTGCTGAATTAAATTCAGGTTGGGGCAGAGATAGTTGGGGTAATGGAGCTTGGGGTGTTGCTTACTCTGCTCTTGCTACTGGTCAAGCACTTGCTTTATCACAAGGCACAGCTTTAGGATTTACTGATTTTTCTCATTCTGCTTCTGGTCAATCTATGTCTACAAACATAGGTCAGATTGGGTTGCAGATTGATGGATCGCCCACAGTTATACCTGCTGAAGATCAACTTGATGCAAGTCTTGGAACAATAACTCTTGTTCAGACAACAAACGAAACAACTACAGGACAATCTATGTCTATGTCTGTTGGTATTGTTGCGGCAGGATTAAAAACTCCTGTTGATGTTACTGGACAAGTAATGACAATGAGTCAAGGCTCAATATCTCTTGTTCAAACAAATGTTCAAGGAGTAACAGGACAATCTATGTCTATGTCAGTAGGCACAGTTGATGCTGTTTCTTCTGTAACAGCATCTGGACAAGCAATGACCACATCTATTGGAACAGCTTTACCAGTAGTTGGTGCTGACCCAAGTGTAACAGGTCAGACATTGACATTGTCTGTTGGAACTCCTACAATAACTGCGTGGTCCGAAGTCAATGTTGGAACAGAAGTTGTTTGGACGGAAGTTGATAGGGCGGCTTAAATAGTGTATATTACTTAAAAGGATTTTTTATGACTTCTACATACTCTACTGATTTAAAATTAGAATTAATGGTAACTGGCGAGAATGCTGGTACTTGGGGTGACAAAACCAATACAAATTTAAATTTAGTTCAACAAGCAATTGCTGGTGTGGAATCTGTCACACTGACAAATGGTGGAACAGTAGCATTAGCAATGAGCAATGCGGCATTATCAAATGCTCGTAATATGGTTATTAAATTTGCAACAATAACTTTATCAAGTGCATCTGTTGTAACCATACCTGACAGTATAGAAAAATTTTATATTTTTGATATTACCGCAGTAACTAATCCATCAAACTTAACAATTAAAACTGTTAGTGGCACAGGTTTTAGCCCTGCAGAATCAAAAATTGTAGCGGCATATGCTGATGGTACAAACTTAAATGAAATTGCTTTGGATACTCTGGGGGGTACAATTGGTACTGCACAGATTGCAGACAATGCAATTACCAGTGCTAAAATTTCTGCAAACCAAGTTACTACTGCAAAAATACCAGACAATGCGATAACAAGTGCAAAAATCTCAGCTAGTCAAGTTACAGCCGCTAAAATTGCTCAATCAACAATTACACAAACAAAATTAGCCGCCGACTCTGTTGGTGCAAATCAACTTATTGCGACAACTGTTTCAGCAGGCACTTATACTGCGGCTACAATTACTGTTGATGCTGATGGTAGGTTAACTGGAGCATCTTCAGGTTCTGCAGGAGCGACAGGATATACATTAAGTCACATTGAAAAAGGACCTGCATCTGGAACATTCACAGCGGCTTCTGCCACAACTCGTTTAAGAGTATATATGCAAGGTGGTGGTGGTGGATCAGGCGGAAAGCAACAAACCGGTCCAGGTCGCGGTGGCGGTGGTGGTAGTGGGGGTATTGGTTATTTTGACATTCCTATTTCAGCACCTTATTCTGTACCTTACTCAATAGGAGCTGTTGGTAATGGTGGTGGACCTGTTACTGCTGGTAATGCAGGTGGGGCAACTACTTTCGCTGATCCTGCAGGAACACTGACAGTAAATGGTGGTGCTGGTGGTGGATTTGGTCCCGGAACAAATGGTTTTGGTTCAAAAGGTGCAAATGGCACAGCCTCTCCTGCTAGTGACGTTACAGGTTTTGATGATTCTTATTTTATTCCAACTTCTATTCCAGGGTCTCCTACAAACACCCGTCCTGATA